GGATTGCGTTCGTCGTGGATTGACTTATCCACTTCAACACGGATTTTGCACACCGTGCATTCAAACTCATAGATTGGCATTTGAAGTCCCTATCTGCGCAACCCCCATGACTTCGCACTTCGTGCATTGAATTACTTCCACACCTTCGGGAAGGTTGTCCGTTATTTTGTGAATCAGCTGAATTGTGATCTTCTTGCATTTGCGGCATTCAAATTGCACTTTGTCCATAATTGGATTTCCTTAAATTCTCAATTGGTTGAAGATTGATTTGAGTGACCCACCAGTTTGGTTGCTTACTGTGTCGATACTTCGGGCGTTGTGCCATTGCAATGGGAATCCACCCTGCAATGAAGTAATGCGGTGATTGACCAGTGACGAGCACTGCAATGTCGTTGGGTCTGTCGTATTCGTGAACGATCAATTGCCCGGCAACGTACTTAGTCCACCGCACTTCGATCGCATTGCCTACGTCAGCCTTTGTTTTGAATTTGTTTTCATAAGGGTTGAAAGGAAGATCGAAGTATTTGGCAACAACCCATTCGCTGCCGATTGCTTCAGCCGATTCAACCAGGTATTCAAACGTCCCCATTTCCTTTTGGTGACGTTGTGGGTTGTCCATGAATTTACGATTGTCCACCTGCAATTTGACCGCTGCCAGCATGCAAACGGTTTCTTCTTCGCGGGTCAATGTCATTTTCATCTGCAACCACCACACAACCAGGCAAGTTTTTCGCCTGCCTGCCCGATTTTGTAACCGAATGCGTCCAGTTTTGTGACCAGCGCACACCCGTCGCATTGTGCGACTTTGTATTCGGCAATGACTTCACCGTTTTTCATGAGTTTGGCAATCATGCTTTGTGGATAGATAATTTCGACGTAGTCGCTCATACCTGGGGTGCCCATTTGCCTGTTGATGTGAGTACGTACCAGTTAGGCGCGCATTGCGTTGCCTTTGTGCGTTCAGTGCAGAAATACCCACCCCAATTCTTTGGTGCGCCTTCGTGGGCTTGCTTCCAAATGCGGTGACCATGACTGCATTGCGGTGCTTCTTCTACCAATTGACCGCCCAGGGTTTTGGCAATTTCGTCCATTGATGAACCCAATGAAGGAATGCCTGACTGTTCGGCTTCAGCTGCGGTTTTGTAACTAGGCACGTCGCCAAACTTCTTTGACCAAGGGTCATAATCGTCAGCGGTTGATTTGGCAACGGTCGTGCTGATCGTTTCGACCTTCTCCATGTCCTGACGGGTTGGGCGTTTGTCCGTACCCAGCAAAAGACCAATGCAGCGTCCAATGCTGGACGTGACGGTATCTTCGACAAAAAACTTTTTCATTTGTACGTTGTAGGTTGCCACGTTGCCGAAGGCGTAATCGATCGCCGACGGTTTTTCGTCTTCGTACTCTTTGAAGATTTGGGTCTGAACTAAAATGAAACCCTTGTCAGCATTAAATTCAATGATGTTGTTTTCAATACGCCCTGACGGGTGTGTTTCCCAAAAACGTTTGATTCGTGCCGCTACGTCTTCGTAGTTGTCCAGGAAGCCAGCCATTATTTGACCGCCTTATTTGCTATGTGACGAACCATTGCCTTACGGCGTGCCATGCCTTCGCGCTTGCCTTCTTTGAAGCCTTTTGCGTATCCCGCAGCGGCTGAAATCACCATAAGAATGACGACAAGCACTAAACGACCCAGCGTTTGCGGGTCTAGTAAATCAAGTACCATTTTGAATTCTCCCGATTCTAGGCGGTAACTGCTACCACCTGACATCAGGGTGACGCATGATTGGCGCGCGGTCAAGAACCTTGCGTGTTTGTCGGCGTGTCTCCAGGCTTTGGCTTTGATTTCAGTCCATTGCCAGCAAGTACCCCACCCAATGAACCAGTCAAGAAAATTGCAAGTGTTTTCAGTAGATCGATAAAGGCTGCGTCATTCGGTGCTTGCGCGCTGACTGGTTGCGTGACAAAAATGAGCGCGTAGGTTATGCCAACCGTCACGACTAAAAACACCGCAGCAAGTGTTGAACCAATTATCAAAATCAGCTGCGCGTGAACTTCTTCGGGTGACTTACGGCGTGCGGGTCTGTTCCGATTCAATTCCAAGTAGGTCGTCAGTGCATGTTCCAGTGGGGAGACATTGCGGTTTTTGGCAATGCGCTTTTGACCAGTTGTCGAATTCTTGGCATTCATAACGTGTCCAACCTTGATACCCGCAAGCGGACAGGATTAGCGCAAGTGCCCAAGCCAACCCTGCCGCTGCGAATCGTCGGTTCACTTCCCCGTAGAACCGAAGGCTTTGTCGTTTGGATTTAACCAACGCAAAATGACTGGTGCGACTGCTGCTGCACCTGCCATTGCAAGGGTCTTAGGGTCAGTCACGCCCGCCATGTATAGGGCAAGTGCTGCCGCCATAAATGATCGTGCCCATGACGCTGCTAGGGCTTTGGCTTGTTCCATTTTTTCTCCTTTGTTGGCTTCGCTGCCGACTTTGGCATTTCAACTATTGGAAATTCTCCCTTATACGGCACGAACTTTGGAATACCGAAACCGACGATTTCCTTGCCTTCACCGTATGACCGAACTTTCACCATGACCATGCCCCCATTGCGTTGGTCGCCTGTTCCGCTGGTGTTGCCTTCGATCGTCAAACATGTCTTTGTGTCGATCAGTCCGACGACAATGCCAATGTGTGAAATGCGGTCAACGCCGTCATGTGGAAAGTCCATAAATGCCAGGTAACCCAATTGCGGCATTCCTGACCAGCGTTGAATTTCTTTGAACTTATGCGCGCCGATTGCGGTGCTGACGACTGAATGAATCTTGACACCTGCCTGGGCTGCACACCAATTGACAAAACTGCCACACCAGGGCAAACCGTCTGCCTTTGTAAATTTGCCGTATTTGGTCAGGTTGTCGCCTTCTTCGATCGTACCGACTTCAGCGGCTGCGACTTCGATCAGGCGGGCATTCGTGCCGTCAGGGTAGGTCATGCCAGCAATGCAGCGGCTTCTTCAGCCGTCAGCCCTAGTTTTGCCAACACTGCCTGACGTGCGGCTTCCTTGTCTGCCTTCGCCTGGTCTTCAGCTGCTTTTGCCTGCTCAAATGCAAGCGCGTCAGTTTCGCGTTGTGCGATTTCTTCAGCGGTCAATTCGATTTCTTCAACCTGTCCAGTTGAGCAGTCGACGACCAGTTTGATTTCTGCCATTTTTTCTCCTTATGCGTTGGAAATGCCGTAAAGCGTAGCCGTGGAATACTGCGCAAAATTGCCTGTTTCAAGTGACAAGGTCAGTTGATTGATTGCAGCAGTCCCAGTGTATAAAGTGGAAAAAAATGAAGTTAACGCAGCGGTTCCATTATTTTCAGTCACTGCGTCATTTGAATACGATTTTGCCGTTGAACCTGCGTAACTGGGAAAATACGTTTCACTGCTTGAAAACGTGTTTGATGTGGCATTTGTATCAGTTGCATACGCAGCCAAGGCGGCAGAACCCCCACCGCTGCCAGCCGACGAACCGCTGCCAAAAAGTTGTTTGTATGAATAAGTCGTGGATTGGTTGTTGACAAGAATCTTGACCCAGTGCCAGTTTGAACCTGAACTAGACGCAGAACGTGCAGACAATTTGACAACTAAATCGGTGTATGTGCTGGGGATTGAACTAAAGTCAATGTTTGAAGCACCGCCTGAACCAACGGTTACTGAAGCAATTTTGATAAATGTCGCCATTATGCAGCCTTTATTCCGTAGATTGTGAAGGTCGAACCGCTTGTGATGTTTCCGCTAGTTGTGCCAATAACCATTGAAGTGATTGCCGAAGTGTTACGCCATAAATTTACGCGAGCAACGACATACGAATCAGTGTTGTCGCGGGAAACAAATGTTTTATTTGTGGTTGAATTTGAATAATTCATAAAATTAGCAATGACATTACTTTGCGCTGAACCATAAAACGCAAGCCGTCCAACACTGGCATTGCTTGTCCGATCTGAAGCAGCGGCAGTTCCTTCACCATAAAGGTTCGTGTAAGAATAATTTGAACCTGTGTCTGAATTTAATTGAACTGTTAAAAACTGATTTCCGACACTTATTTGATAATTGACAATTAAAACTAAATCGGTATAAGCCCCGGAAATGCTCGAAAAGGTCACTGAACTAGCTGCGCTGCCCAATGTTGTGGTTGCAATTTTTTCGTATGTTTTTGCCATGTCAGCCCTTTATCCCGTACAACGCAAATTCTGAATACTGCACAAAATTGTTTCCCGTGGTTGGCGTGATTGTTACTGACGAAACCGCTGCGGTGTTATACCACGCGCCAGAATCCAAACGAACATTGCCGTCGCCGTTCCTGTCGATTCCACCCAAAATACGTGCAGTAGTGTTTTTGTTTGTGTTGGCGTAATCCAAAACGTCTAAAACGTTTACGCCAAAAATGTTTGACCCTGAATTGGCTGCACCTGCACGACCTGCAAGAATTCTCGTCTGAGATGTTCCTGAACCTGAACTGACTGATGAACCATTCCCGTCCAAGAAATGATAAGAATAATTGCTGCCTGTATCACCATTAAATCGCAACCAAGTATTTTCTGCGGTGTCCGAAGTGGAAATTCTTGCAATAAATCGAACCTGTAAATGTTGGTAACTCGAAGGAATGCTTGAAAACGTAATTGAAGAAACACCACCCGAACCGACAGTGACGGTTGAAATGCTTTCATAATCACCAGGCACAACGCCAAGCATTGACGAAGCAATGATTCCTGGAATTATCACGCCAAGTCGCCCACAATGGTGAACGTATTTGAAGCCGTGCAAATAATTGTGCAAGCCGAATAGCGTGCGCGCAAAACTGGTGCTGAAGCCGTTGCCCCTGTTGACGTGATCGTCACGCCTGCGCCTTGCGCAAAAGAAGTCAAGCCAACGCCAATTGACTGAACATTGATGATGTTGCCAGCGGTGAAAACTGAAGGTGGAACGGTCACGGTAACGGCTGAAGCGTTTGAAGTAGTAACCCATTTGTTTGCTGCGTCAGCGGCAACCAGGGTGTATGTCGTTCCAGTCTGCGCATTAAATGCCAGGGTCGAATCGTCCTGTTCGATCCAGGTGAAGTCCATGTCGGTGTTTGAAGCCTTTGACAAGACCTGACCAGTCGTTCCGCCTTTAAGGTCAACCAGGGTTGTGTCAACTGCCTGCCCGAAAACTTCAAAATCGGCTGGCAAGTCTGTGACAAGATCACTGGACGTTGGCATTTGCCAGTTGAAATTCGTGGTTGGGTTTGCCATGTTTTCTCCTTCTTAGGTGATAATTGTTGCACGTGCCCAGTCAAGCGTTGGCGACACGCCCGACCAGGTGAATGTGTTTGAAATGTCTGCCCACGGCAATGCTTGCAATGAATAGGCAGTTGGCGTTGCAGTAAGTGTCACTGAAAGTCTGTTGTAAGCGGCTTGGAATGACCAGCCTTCGACAAAGCCCTGAAAGATTGAACCCATGTTCGAAGGTAAATCATTGATCGCAATTGGCATACCCATGAAAACGTTTATCAGGTTGTCACGGTCAGCGTTGTCCAATTCAGGGTTTGTCAAGTCAAAGGTTATTTCGGAAAAGATTGGTTGCGGTGTCTTTCGAAGTGCCAAATAGAAATTTGCTTGACTGGTTGCGTCAGCTGCATTGTGCAAGGTCGTTGTGATGATCTGGGAAAGTTGCCCGTATTCATTGATCGAATCAGTGTCGCTGGCAGACCGTTCGCTGCTGCTGGTCGCGTCGTATTTGATCGTTACATTGTTTCGAACGTCGCCTGCACGGGTCTGAATTCGAAGCCCCGCTGCACGGGCATGGTTTGCCGTGAGATCGACGTATCCGTTGGCGGTTAGGTATTGGGTGCGGTGCGTACTGTCTGAATAGCCAATTCGCCCCTGAGCGTCCTCAAAAAGGTATCCCAGCCCTGACGTTGCCAACGCTGAAACCAATGAATACACGTCGGTTCGGTTTGACGAACGTGCTGCCAATTCGTAATTTCCAGGGCGGTCAATCTCACCCAAACCGTTGTTTTCAGCCGTCGCCCAGGTTGTTGTCGCAGGCGTGTAAGTTGCCCAGGTGACTGACCCTGCAACGTCAGCCCAGGTATTAAACAAAACGTCGCTAAGAATGTCGTAAATCTGATCGCCGTCAAATTCCTTTGAAAGCACGCCGTTGGTCAATGCTTTTGGCAAACGTGCCAATGCGCCCAATGCAGTGATCGAATAGGTCTGCGTGAACATGGTCGAACCCACGTCGCGCACTTCCAAACCAATGTCCACGACATTACCGCCGAAGATTGGCACAAATGTGTTTGACGTGTTTTTGATCTGAATTGAAATGGTTGAATTGATGTTGACGGGGATTGCAGTTTGGTTCACGTCGATCAATTGAATGTTGGTATAGCCAGCCTGCGCCTGCTCATAGATGTTTGTTCGACCGCTTTGAATGGTCAGGTTTGCCAAAACCGCGTTGGTGTATTCAGTGCCGTCAATGGTCACTTTCCAAACGGGTGACCACTGCGTCATGCGATTTGCAGGCTAGTTGCGCCGCCCGTGCCGCGGTAATAAGAATTGTTCAATGTGTCAACGATTGTGCGTGCAGTGCCTTCAGGGTCAATTGCGCCGCTGACGTTTACGTTAATCGTTGTACCTGAAGCCGCCATAATTCCCGCAAGGGTGTTGGTGTTAACCCCTGAAGTGCCATAACGAAAACCAGCGTTTGAAGCCGCTTCAATGCCTGCCAGTGTGGTGGTGCCACTGGTGAAGTTATCGAACGCCCCTGCAATGTTTGTGATTGCTTCAGCTGCTTTTCTTGCAACTGTCGCAACCCCACCTGTTCCACCGCCCCCACCGCCCGTCAGACCAGTCGCCCCGCCACCAGGTACTGTTCCACCGCCAGTAGTCCCACCCGTCGCCGTTGAAAGGGTTGTGCCTGTTGACATTTGAAAATTGCCAAGTGCGCCTGTTGATGTTGAACCTGAAGTGTCGCCAATTTTCTTCAAATAAGGAATGTCCGAACCTGGTTTGATTAGGTTCAAACCTGTGATGACTTTATTGATTCCGTCAATGGCAGTGTTCAGCAATGGTTTGATCGCACCCAAAACCTTAGCAATGACCGTAATAACAATTTCAGCAATGTCACCAATTGCCCGCAGTTGCTGCCCAATTACTTTACCGATTAAAGGTGCGATAAATTTGACCACGTCCCAGAATGCAGCAAATTCGTCCTTGCTGTTCATGATCGCATTCTTAACACTATCGAACACCGATTTTGCACCCTCGAAAATTGGTTGTACGACTTTCTTTATTGTTGCCGCAACGTCGTTCATAACTTTGCCCAGTCCGTCACCCTGGGTCAAACTAAACGCGTTTGAAAATGCATTGATTGCTGGGAGTGCGTTTTTGTTAATAAACTGCAAAAGTTTGTCAAGGATTGGAAGCAATGCCGTGCCCACGGTTTCTTTCGCTTCGTCGAATGCAACCTGAACGCGTGCGATTTTGCCTGCGTATGTTTCAGCGTTTGCAGCAGCAGCCCCACCAAACAATTCTGAAAGGCGACCTTGCACCTGTTCAAATGACATTGTTTTAAGTTCGGCGGTAGATAAGCCAACGCCCAATTTACCCAGGGCAGCAGTGTTGCCGTCATAAGCCTTCGCAAGTGAATTGGCAATTGCTTCAACTGGCTTGCCTGTTGCCGCGCTAATGTCTAGGGCGGTTGAAAGTAAATCTTGCGCCTTTGTAATGTCGCCCGTCGATCTAACCAGGCGACCAAGTGCCGGGCGCAGTTCGTCGTCAGCCACACCCGTCGCAAGTGACATCTGGAGAATTGAATCTTCGGTTGCTTTGATTTGTGCCTGAGTTGCACCCGTTGCGTTTTCCAACGCAAGTGCCAATTGAGTCTGCGCCTTTTCATCTTCGATCGCAGCCTTTACGCCTTCAATACCAATTGCGATTGCGGCAGCACCAGCAGCGGCAGCAGCTGCGGCAAATGCTTTACCGATTGCAACGCCTGCCTTGCCAACCTTGTCGCCAAACGTGTCAACATCACCTGACGCGGTTTTCAGCGATTTGTTAAGACCGTCAACGTCGCCAAGAATCGAAAGTTTAAGGGTGCGACTTCCAGCCATTAGGTGTACTTCCTAACTATTTTGGAAAATCCTTCTTCCCATTTTTTAATGATGTCAGGCTGCGCGCTTCGAAGTGTTGGGTAGATAAACCAGCCGCGTGAACCGCGACCTTCGCGACCTGACCACACTGGGAATTGCTTGAAACGATTTGAACCAAATTCATAGCCGCCCCAAACCTGTTGCGTCGTACCCCCGCCGCTTAACTTTTGGGCAGCAAAACCAAATGAAATTTCACCGATCTTCGACGACTTTGAAACTTTTGAACCCTGAGCAATTTTTGGTGCAACTCGGTTGCTTGCCCCGTTGGCGCTATCAATGATTTTGCCGCGAACGTAGGTTGCCAATTCGCTGGTCACTTCTTTTGCTTGCTGGGTTGCTTCGTCGTCCATTGCTTTGAATGATCGCAAAATGGCGCGCAATTCGGCTTTGTCGTAGGAAATTGCTTCCTTAGCCATTTGCCCGCCTTTCCAAAATTTCAATGACCGTCAAAATGTCTTCGGCACTTTCAAACTCATTTGGTGATAGCCCCGTTGCCAGGGCTATCTCCCAAACTATTCTGCTAAGGCTTCCGACTGGGTAACTTTTGGGTTTGCTTCACCGACGATCACTTCGGAAATAGTTTCCGTCCATGCTTCGATCGGCTTGACTGGCTTACCAGCTGCTTCTCGTTTCATGGCGTGATAGGCAAGGAATACCAGGTCGGAAATTCCGATCTTTTCCTGCGCCTGGGCAATGGTGTGACCCGTTTGCTTTTCCCACTTCACCCATTCAGGCGGTGCTGCCGTGTAGGTGATTTGGTCGCCGTTATTGTATTCAATTGTTATTGGTAACTTCATTTTGTCTCCCGATTAGTAGTTTTTAACTGAATGTTTCAGTAGGTGTTCCCACCACTATGAATGATAGGTCAACTGTCTGCGCGTCAGGTGCTGACCCGCCGACTGCTGGAAATACTGGCATGACGTTGAATGCAAACACTGCACCAGTCACGGCAGTCAATGAAACTGCAAGTGTTGTGTTTGGTGCTGATTCGCATGCTGACCATAGTGCTTCGCACAATGAACCAGTCGCGCCCCAGTCTGCAAGCATTGAAACGTCGAATGTCCACTGGTCGTCAATGTGCTTGTAAGCCTTGCCGTCTAGTGTCTGGTAAGTCTCGACGGTTGGTGAATTCGCAAGTGTTGCGCTGGTCGCCTGCGCGTCGTAGTTAACGGTTGCAATGGTCACGACTAAATCGCGACCAGTT